AACGCCTGGAGCCACACTGATTTGTTTCTCAGTGAGATTCGTGAAGGGCAGTGCAGCACATAGGCCCCGCACTGACCAAAAGAGGATTCGTTCGCCGTCCGCCGCCCAGTGTTGGCCGGCCACCACGCCATAGTCAGCCAGCGCGTCGAGCTTGGTGCCGTCGTAGGCGTAGACGCGGTTGTTGGTGCCGATCAGCAGAGCTGCATCGTGCGGGGCGAGCATGTGTACGCGGCCTGGGACGATGATGAAGTTGCTGTTCAGATTCCAGAGGTGGTAGGCCAGCGGCTCGCTGAACCAGATGGCTGTCTGATCCTCGGACGGCATGAACAGGGCGGCGTAGGCGCGGCCTTTCCATACCTGAATCACGTCGGTGCCAAGCGGCAACGGGTCAAGGAAGATGTTCAACAGGTCGCGGCCCAGATCATCCGGGCTGTTGTTGAAGGTAAACGACGTTGACGTTGCGCGGCCTGCGAGCTGATACACGTCGCTGTTGGCCGGGGCGATGTAGACATTGCAGCCGGGTGTCAGGTTGCCCAGCAGGACACCATAGCCGTCGTTGATCGTCAGGCTGGCGGCTTCGCTGGTGCCGGTCTCGCGCCCGTCGGGCAGGACCGTGCTGCAGCGGGCTTGGTAGGTGCCAGCGGGCAGGTTGCCGTTGGTGGTGGCGATGCTGGGCGCAGCGGGTGCCGTCCAGCGCCAGGGTATGACGCTGTCGTCAGCCAGGATGATGCCGCTGTCGATGCCGTTGTTGTAGAACACCTGTCCGTTGACTTCAGCCCAGTACATCGGTGCGTTCGACGATAGGCCATAGATGCCAGCCCCTTCAAACGTCGTGATGGCATTGCCGTCGACAAGGTAGAAGCGGCTGAAGTCGAAGGTGCTGTAGGCGCTTGAGAATGCACCTGGGCGCATCAGTGCGTAACCCTCGCGCTTGGTCAGTGCGCCGCTGTCGGTGATGTTGACGTTATCCGCCTGGACGAGCCAGCTCATGTCCAGCCGCATGGGGTCGGACACGTTGTTGATGCCCTGGAATGTGGCGATGGTTTCCATGCCTCACCACACGGCCTTGTTGCTGTGAGTGCGGTTTGCTTCTGATGCGCGCCGATAGTCGGCATCTGGCCGGAGTCCAAAAACTCGGGTGAACTCAGCCAATGCAGTAGCCGACTTTCCTGGATTGAATGTCTCGGTATCCGGTCGGCTGTAGCAGCGGTGCAAAGCCCATTGAACAAGGTGGCGATGGTGAATGCGGCCAATCTCGGGCGATTCACTGCCTTGATCTTCGATGTTGACCAGTGGCAGCCTGTAGCATTCCAGCGCTATGACACCATCGGTGCTCGGTTTGCACGCGATTTGCAATGTCGTGTCGTTTTGAATGGCGTACCGCGGCAAATCGGTGTACTTGCGCCAATCCGGGTAGATACGCTCCAGCTCCACCATGTCTGTCATGTAGAGCTTTTCTTCTGTCGTCGAACCCATCGGCGTGAAGGCCGCGCGCGTGATGCTGATAATCGACTGATGTAGGGAATAGACGCTCACTCCGGCTGTCACTGTGATGTTGCAAACAGTGGCTGTGGTGGTGTCGTGAATCAGACTGGCTCTTATGCAGGCCTCTTGTTCAGCCTCATTGAGCCAAGATGTCACGTTTGCATCCGAAGACAAATATGGCAATTCCAGGTCAAAGGCATCTGACCTGAACTGCGCAATGAGTTCTTCGAGCGTCATTTACAGCGCCCCAAATTGGTCAATCAACTGCACAACCTTGGCGCGCATGTTTTCGACACTGAGCGTTTTTGGCAGGGGTTGTCCGTACTTGATGCTGGCGTAATTCTTGAGCGCGTCCTTGTCCATCAGATTGATCTGGTCAACGAGGTCTTGGCGCTGGTTTATGTCAACCTCTTGCAAAGCCTGCTTTTTGGCAGCGGCTTCGAGTTGCGCTTGTGTGCCATCACCGCTTTCGGTCTTTTCTGGAGTGGTGGCACCTTCGCCTTTGGCAAACACATCGGCATGGCGCAGCAGGAGCTCTGCCAATCCATCTGGGACGACCCTTGTCTGACCTGAATCGAATGTCAAGCCGGAGCCGTAGTTGCGCTCAACAAATGGCGCTTCACGGCCAAAATACTGAACGGCAATGCCTTTTGTGTCTGCCATGAAAACTCCTTGTTGACAGGGGCTGGCATGGGATGATTTGACTCAGCCCATGCCCGTTTGCGGGTGCTTACGCACCCAGACGCTCGCCGTGAACAATGAAGTCCACGCGGCTGGCCTTGGCGTTGTTGGCACCAGCCAGGGTAAGCACCAGATTGGCTTCTTTAGCCAGCACCACGGGGGCTTTGCTTGAGGTTGTCCGAATCCGGCCAGCAGCATTCAGTGCCAAGCCGGTGCCGAAGTAGGCGGCGTCTTGCGGAACGTCTGCGCTGTCCACGCCATCGGCGTACACAAAGCCCAGCGAGCCCGTGACTGCTGCCGTCATGGCCGTTGAGACGATGACTTGTGCGTCTTCCAGCAACATGCCAGCGGGCAGAGTGTTGAGGGTGACAACGTCAGCGATAGCCAGAGCTGCTGTGCTGTTGGCATTCACTGCGGCACCGGTCGCACTGGTTGTAAGGGTTGCCCGGTAGGTGGTCACATTGCCTTCGCACTGGACGCCGCCGAACTGGTTGATACCGATACCTTTGAGTTTTACGTTTGCCATGATGGCTCCTAAAAATGATGGTCAAAAGATGCCGGGTGCGATTGACACCCGGCACACTTGGTGGGTTAGCCGCGAGCCTTGATGATCGGAACGGCGGTATCGAGCACAGTGACACCATGGTCGGTGAACTGAATCTCGTCGCCACGATCAACCGCGAAGCGGACCTTGCTCATGCCCAAGATGGCACCAATCAGCAGCTCCATCTTGTCGCCGTGGTCGCCCTTTTCCTCGGACCAGAAGAACGGCATACCGCTGTGCTCAGACGCTGCAAACGCCTGCGCCAGAGCTTGACCACCCAACAGAATGGCGCGGTCAATGGCGAACGTCGTTCCAAACCCGGCAGGTACAAGGCAGGTGCTTTCCACCTCGGTGTCGTAAGCGGCGCAGTAGCGAATCGTGTCACCGGCATAGAAGCGGATCGGCTTGGGCATCTTGACCAGCAAAATGCCATTCCACAGACCCGCATCTCCCATGAACAACGGGTTTTGCTTGGCTTGCTGTGCGCGTGCCATGGCGGATGCCTGCATTGATCGGAAAGACGAATCGGTTGCAAACCCGCTGTACTGGGCTGGCGACAGCAGCATCACACGAATGGGCGAGTCGGTTGCAGCCTGGTCGCCATCGAATTGCACTGGGGGCGGCGGCAGCTCGATCTGGTCCATAAAAGTGCGTACCGCATCAACGGTGGACATCTTCAGCAAATCCGTGGTGGCCATGTCAATGTCACCGCCACTCAGTGCGATTTGCTGGATTGACCCAGCCTTGGCCATGTAGTGCCGGTTTTTGGTGGGGGCCTTGACACGGTTGACCATGATCTTGCTGAAGGCTGTGTTGGACTCCACAGGAATGCGCCACTCAATGTTGTCGTGCGAGCCACGCGCACCGGCCAAATGCACCAGAATAGACTGGTCGATGTAGTCGTTCATTTTTTGCTGTGCCAGCGGGCGACCAACACGGCGCAAATCCACGGGCGAGCGAATCTGGCTCATCACGTCGCCCATGTCGATGGGAAACCGCGCCTGGTTGACGCGCAGCTTGTCCTCGCTGATCTTGATACCAACGCCCTTGCCTTCGGCAATCTCGCTACCCATGATGGGATAGCCACCGGACGGGTTGATCAAGTTGAAGCGCACTTCATCACCCTTGCCTTTGCCCAGGTCTTGCGCCTGCACAATAGGCATACTGGTGCTGGACTGCTTCTTGACCGTGGCCAGAGCGCCTTCCATCTTCGGCATTTTGCCGGTCAGACGGTTCATGGTGGTGTTGCGTTGCTGGCACTGTGCGAACACACCTGCCGCTTGTTCGACCATGGCTTGGGGATCGCCGTAGGCCATGCCTGTTTTTGCTGTCGCCATTTTGATTTCCTTCTGTGGGATAAAGCCGCGCCATCCCGGCGCTGCTGTTGGTTACTAAAAGTTCCGGTTGAGATACTTCTCGATTTGCTCTGGAGTCATGCTTTGCATGGCCTCACTCATTTGGGCTGGCGACATCGAATCCATGGCTTCAAATTTGCTGCCTGGACCCGCTGTACCACCCGCAAAATCCGTGAGGCTTGCTGGTACGGCAGTTCTCGCTTTCGAAATCACTGCTTGCGCAGCATCCTCCACGCCTGATTTCGCAGGCGGCGTCAGTTTTCCAGTAGCGGCCTTGTAGGTATTGAGTGCTTCAATAACCTGCTCGGCGGTGCCTTTTGCAAAAACATCTTGGTAACGATCTATTGCAAATGACGGTTGGTTGTCAATCCACTTTGCAAAACTCTCGCTCTGCGCAATGGAATCAACATCAGGGTGGACGGCTTCAATGGCGGCAAAGTGGGCGGTTTCTGCTGACTCTGCTTGCTTTGCTTGCAACGGGGCAAGCACGGCATTCAGCTTCGCGTCAAATTCAGCCTGGAGCGCAGCGGTTGTGTTCGCTACGATCTTCTTCACGCCATTGGTGATACCTTCCTCGCTGAAATCACCGAATAGATCTGCATCGTCTGCCGCTGGCGTTTCAGCCGGTGGCGCTGCTGGTGCGGCCTTTTGAGCCTCCAACTGCGCTTGCGCATCCAAAGCGACTTGCTTCCAGTGCTTTTCAGCTTCCCTCGCCTCGACCAGCTTCTCGTATTCGATGGTGTGAACACCGTCCTTGGCAAGAATCACCGGCTTGGCTTCTTCAACCGCTTTACCTGCTACCTCGGTGTTTGCTTGATCAGTGATGGCTTCGGGCTGGCCATCCGTTTCCAGCGTGATGCTGGTATCGCCCTCGGGCATCTCCATGAGACGCGCCGCCTGTTCAGGTGTCAAAGCACCGTCGATAGCGTTGTTCTGAAAAAACTCCACTTGAGTTGTCGTCATTTGCCTTATCCCTGTCACTTATCGTTGTGACCACAGAAGGGGTTGCGAATGAGCATGGGGACGAATCCCCGCACTCTCCATTTCACGGAAGCCCACGCTTCACAGCGTTGGCTTTGCTTGGCCCTCACGGGTTAGCGGTTGTGACTATGC